AGTTCAAAATCTGGAGGCAGAGTGGTGTGACTGCTCGATGGTCCCACTCATGGATCCAGGATGTCGAAATCCGAGCCCTATGGCGCAAGCCTTGACATTCACTTGACAACATTTACCTTGACGTTTGCCCTATTGGGTGCTATATTATAGGTATAGAAAGGAAAAAGAACATGGCCGATAAGCCCTTCAACCTCAACATGCACACCGCTCGCCTTCTGATGCGAGAGCCCTTCTTTGCTGCGCTCTCGCGCCGGATCGACAAGATCGCCTCGACCGCGATCCCGACTGCCGGGGTGCGGGTCAACCCCGATTCCGCTCAGTTTGAGCTTCTGTATAACCCTGAGTTTTTCGCGCAGCTTAGCGACGATCACAAGCTGGGCGTCCTGAAGCATGAGTTTTACCACTTGATCTTTGAGCATGTAACCAGCCGCAAGCCAGCCGATGGCTTGAAGCGGATCGATAACATCGCTATGGATCTGGCGATCAACTGCCACATTTCAAATGAGTTGCCCAATGAGGCAAATCCCGGTCCAACCATCGGCAAAGAGCCGATGCAAGCCTGCATACCCGGCGAAGGCATGTTTAAGGATCTGCCGTCGTTCAAGTCTTACGAGTGGTATCTTGAAGCCCTTAAAAAGATGCAGGAGGATCAGGAAGAAGGCGACGGCGAAGGTGGGGAAGGCTCCGGCGATCCCTTCGGTGACGCTGACTCACTCGATGACCATGATGGCTTCGGTGAAGTCGATGGCACAACTGAGGAAATCGCGAAAGAGCGTATGAAAGAAACGCTCAAAAAGGCCGCAGAAGAAGCGGAGAAGGCGCGCAACTGGGGTACAGTATCCTCGTCCATGCGTCAGGATATTCTTGATCGCATCCAGACCAAGATCGATTGGCGCAAGGTGCTCCGCTACTTCGTTAAAACTTCTCAGCGCGCCGACAAGCGTTCGACGCCTCGCCGTCTGAACAAGCGTTACCCTCGCATCCATCCGGGCAAGCGTGTCCGTCGCCAAGCCAAGATCGCGATCAGCATTGATCAATCTGGATCGGTCGATGATCAAATGCTTGCCGCGTTCTTCTCCGAGTTGAACAAGCTGGCTGAGATTGCCGAGTTTACCGTGATCCCCTTCGATACGGTTGTGGCGGAGAGCGAGGTATATGTCTGGAAGAAGGGTCAAAGCAAAAAGACCGCGCGTGTGATGTGTGGTGGAACGTGTTTCAACGCACCGACCAAGTACGTCAACGCACGCGGATTTGATGGGCATATCGTCCTAACTGACCTGTGTGCTCCAAAGCCCGTTGCATCCAAATGCCAACGCATGTGGATGACGACGGCTAACTACGCTGCTCGCCCCTACTTTTCAACCAATGAGCGTATCATAGCTATCGACGCTTAGAGTGCGTTAAACTTTCCCCGGACATGGAGTAAAAATGTCATTCTCAGGACCGAGACTTAAAAACGATGGTGTCATCAAAGCATGGCAAAATGGGCTAAGTGCCCGCAATCACAGGCATTCTTTGGCTTCGATCTCAAACGGAAATGGAAGCGCCGAGTTGTATAGCTATGACTTAAAGATCGGAGAGCGCACGCCAGCCGGTGTTATGGTCATCGCTGACTTTACCGCTCCAGCCAAGGGCTTTCATTCTATGACAACTTCTTGTCATGTGAACCTTGCCAAGTACAAGACTGGCAACCCGGTGATCATGCACCCGCGGGTATGGGAGTGCTCACCGATGAGCGAGACGAAGCCTTTTTGATGAACAAGTTTAAGACCGGTGATCTGGTAAAGATCAGAGATGGAACGCATCAGGCTGGCATGCCCGATCACCGGGTCGGACTGATTGTAGAGCACGGAGAGGCTTCAGGAAACTACACCGAGGCTTACACCGTCGTTTTTCTCGGCACCGATTTCCGCTTGAAGTTTCACGCCATGTTTTTAGAACACTTTACACCTTCTTGACATTTTTAACCTTGACGATAGCCCCATTCGCGGTTATATTATAGGTATAGAAAGGAGAAAAAATCTATGCTTACCCTTCCGCTCATTCGCACCGACGACGATTCTAACCTGACCACCATCGAGCGCACTGCCGTGGGATGCGAGCAGGTGATCACCGCTTTGCTGATGGCGGCAACGATGGGTGATCCCCGCCTGACCGACCAAGAACGCGAGGTTCTCACAACCCTGAGTGTGGCCACCATCGTACCCGCAGAGGCATAGAATGGATTTACCTATCGTCGTCACATGGAACCCGATGCTTTACACTGATCGATCCGGTCAGAAGTGGGCTGTGTCCGGTCAGCATTGGGTGGAAGTGCCCGAGACTCTGACGCTGGACGAGGTTGGGAAGTATATGATCGTGAAGCAGCGTGAAACACCCGCTGTATCGCGTGACGTTCACACCTACGAGGTTCAAGGCAGCAAAGGGGATACCTACACTGTAACCGACAACGGAGGCACCTGGACTTGCACGTGTCCCGGTTTTGGCTGGCGACGGAAGTGCAAGCACGTGGAGGCTCAGAAGAATGAAAGTCGGTGATTTGTATAGATTTGAAGGAACCGTGTCCATGCGCCTGTATGGGCGGCTGGCCGTTTATCTCGGTGAGGCTTTTATTCACTTTGACGATGGCTCGACCGTCGAGAACCATCAAGTTTTGCTGGTCGGAGAGGCAACCCCGACGATCATTGATCGTGGAGTTTTGAAATGGATGAACAGGATAACAGCATGAAAGTCGGTGATTTGATTCGTTTTATTAACACGGGATGCCATGGTGTGGTGGTTCAGTCCCTCCAGGTGACACGGGAAGGTCGCACCTGGATTTACGTCTCATGCGGTCCTGATGCCGATGGTCACCCATCGAGTGAACCTGCTGCCTTCCCTCTGGATTACCTCGCGAGAGTGGCGGAGGTGATCAGTGAAAGTAGGTGATCTGGTATGTCTGTGTCCGGTCGCCTATCCCGACACGATTGGGGTGGTTACGCAGATCCTTATCCGGGATCAACATGGCGATCCTCTGGATATAAAAGTGCTGTGCAACGGTCAGATCGACCAATGGGAAGCAGACGAAGCAGAGGTTATCAGTGCGTTGCACTCTTAATGGTATTTATGTCGGCGATCTGGTCACTTATAGTTCTCCGGCAATCACCGGCAACTATGCCGGTCTTGTCACCGAAGTGGGCGAGTGGCAGGGGAACGCTGACGTTAAAGTATTGTGGACACACGAAAAAGAGCCTATCACGCAGAAAAGTGCTCATCTGAAGCTCTTGACATTCTCTTGACAACAAAACCCTTGACAACACCCGTTTTCGGTGCTATATTATAGGTATAGAAAGGAGCAAAAATGCTTAGAACTCGCAACGGCATGATGGCCGCACTTATTATCACTGATCTCACCTGTTGGTCTGGTCTTATTTTTCTCGCCCTGAAGTGGGCAACTTGCACGTGTGGAGCGTAAAATGGGAATGAACATGGATTTGACAGACAGAGAGATGCAACTTTTGATTGATTGCATCGGCACCAACATCGAGACGATCAGGCGACGGCATGATCCGCCTGACGGCATGGTTTCGGAGTTGCTAACAGAACTTGCCGATCTTGATATGGATATGCGCGAAGCCCTGCATCGTAAAGATGACGAGTGGGGCGACCCTGATGATGCCGATCTTTTGATGGATCCCGTTGATTTCGCTGCGAAGCATGACACCGACCCGATCTCGATTGCGGTCTGCGATGCGGAGATTAACGCCGAAACTCAGATGTTCAATGCTGGCGTAGAAGCCCGCGAGAAGATGAAGGCGACGAGCCGAGCCGCTGGCCGACGTGCGTTAAACTTGCGCGGTCCCCGCGCCGAAGGCGAGAGATCCGAAACGCAGAGCATTGACGTTTGGGATCCCAACGACCCCCGGAACTGGTAAGTATATGAACCTATTGACTATTTTGGCTATGCTTTCAACGCCCGGATCGGGCTCCGTTTTTGACGAGACAACGATCCGCATGATCGTGCCCGTCGTCCTTGACGATTCCTTGACAACCGCACCCGTGAAGGGGTAGCATGAAAGTGGGCGATGTCATCAAGTTTAAGGCGACCGGCGTGCTTGGCACAATCGTCACCGTTTGGCCGGTAACTCCCGATTGGACCGAGGTTAAAGTTTTGCACAATCTTCCGAATATCCAAAACCCCACCGGATTTAGCCTCGATTATCTGGTAGAGTGTGCCGAGATTATCAGCACCTCTTGACATTCACTTGACAACTTTGTTGTTGACAACACCCCTATTTTAATGGTATAATGGGTATACCAAGTAAGGAGAAACCATCATGGCTTCACAAATCGACACCGTTATACTTTTCGCAGACGCATGCGAAACCTTCACCACCGAGATCCTTCCGGGGATCCAAGAGCAATATGAGCAGGACGGTATTCCTGATATGCCCGCTCGCCGCGAGGCTTGGAACGACTGGACCGATAGCTTGAGCCAGGACGGACTGATCAGCGAGTGGCAAGTTTTCAACTGGGGTCACCCCCCATGCAACGACTGACAATCTCTTGACAACTTAGGTGTTGACAGCACCCATCTTTAATGGTATAATACAGGTATAGAAAGGAGAAAAACTCTATGACCACATTCAGCCTCGACCAACTTACTGACTCCGACGACAACTTTCGCTTTCGCCAGGATCCGATGATCAACAACATCGAGATCACATCAAATCGAAAGAAGGTTTACCGCCCACTCCCCGCGCCCCCGACGCGCAAGCAGCTTACAGGCTGGACCGTCGAGCAAGTGGGTCCGAAGGTGTGGCGCGTGTTTCGCAACTCGACGACGCAAGGCATACAAGCGATCATGGACTACAACACGCCGGAAGGCGCGCAGTCGTTTGCCGATGGCTGCAACGGAGAGCACAAGAGCCCCACAAAGATGAGCGCGTCAAGCCTCCGCAACAAAGCCAAGGAATACCTTAGCGACGAAGAAAAGGCCGAGCTTGAAGCTATCAAGAATGGCGAGGGCATCTAAACTAAGAAGATGGAAAAATACTACGTTACCAGAACCGATCTATCATATATTGATGGCAAGCTGGACGGCACCGAGACGATCCTAAGCAAGCCCAGCGAGAAGAAGGCAGCCCATGAGGGCGCCCGCCGATTCCGCGCTTTGGGAACGCAGAATGTACATGTAGTTAAACATTCAGTGAAGCGTTATAATATGTTGATGCGAGAGCAGAACAAACGCAGAAAAGAAAACCCCTTGACCGTCGCTGATATTGCTCAGATGATAGAGCAAGCGGATCAAGAGCTAACCCCAAAATCCCAGGAGGGATAAAATGTCAAGTCGATTTTATGGATTCATTCACGCGCGCCGCACTGTTAGGCGCATGAGAGGAAGGTAAGCATATGGACTTTTTTATGTTTATTGCCGCCAGCATCAGTGTGATTGCTGTATGTGCATGCATCAACGCAGCCGCGAACGAACTGCGAGGTATCCGAACCGTGATGGAAACCCACACGGATCTTGTACCCGTGAAGGTTCGCACCTATCAACGTCGCGATGACGGAGGCACACAACTGTAAATGTTTGAAGTCGGAGAGTTAATAAGAAGAAAAGCAATAAGCGGCAAAGCCCGTGCATTGTGTCTGATTATTGGCGAGAATGATAATAACTATCAGTTATATAATCTTTCACGTAAACACATTCAGCAGATAGCTAAGTGTGTAGTTGAAGGCTTATATACACAAGAGTTATAGGTATGTTTAGGTGGTATCTGCTTGCTTGCCTATGTGATTGATATAGTTATTGTTTGATGGTGCTGTGTTTGTGCGTGTGCTAAGTGCGTTTGGTGTTTAGTATATGCACACTCACACTATCGTCAACCTTTTATTCGAGTCAAGTCACATTCTGTCCGTTTTCATATGATACATATTCGCGCTTGGGATGTATCAAATAAGTTCAATGTATCCAAGCACTTACGGTGACATGTATCACCAACAATATCAAGCACTTATATGCGCGAGAGCACAAAATGCAATACACCTTTAGAAACAAATGCGACGACGTGATATGCGGCCTCATCATCTTCGGCATGTTTTACTTTTTGATGTGGATTTGAAAACCACAACGATTTCAACAACTTAGTTAACCCTCACCTTAAAGAGAGAGAAGAATGGAAACAATATATACAATCGATACAGACGGCGTGCAGGCCAAGCTAAACAAGAGCGAGATAGACATTTTGCACTTTGTTGACAGTTGGCTGCCTACCTTAACAGACTGGAGTGTGGAAGAAATATCACACAAATGCAAACTGTTTACGTCTGATGCCGACGATGCCGTGGACATGCTCATCCTACATGGACTGCTCGAAAATGCAGGTTCATGCCCGACAACCGGGCGCCGTGTATACGTGCCTGAGCTTGCTGCGCTATGGATGCGCGAGAACTATGAAACAATAAACAGTTTATATATGATGAATGACTGTGATATGTTTACAGAAGATGAGACTGCAACAGCATGAAAGGAATGAGCCCGAGACTACTACTAAATAAAGTAGTTACAAAGGGGCTTATCATCTGCTACTATACGCCAGTGATACTATACGTGTATAGCTATGTCATATATAAAGGCATTAAACATTACAGTAAACATATGACAAAGACTTGACAGCTTGTTTGACATTCTTTTAACATATCATTTGACAATCATTTGACAGGGGCACCCCCCTCCCCCCTCCCACCCGGAATCTATGTCTCGGCGTCTTGACGGTATCCTGACAAGCCGGTATGGCCCCTTTTCAATACCGCCGAGAAAAATTGAAATATAAGTTCTAGTTAAAAAATAGCTCCCCAAAGTTTTCCACGATATATACACTAGTGGGTTACAAGGAGCGTATGAAGAACTTCTTTAAAACACCACCAGAGCATTCGTTCAAGGTGGGTGACTTGATCACGTGCAGCTGTCACGGTGGTGTGGCTATCATCATTGAGTTGTATGACGAGGGCGAGGAAGTGTCAATGAACATGGCGAAGATATGGTGGATAGTGTATCCGCATACAGGAATTAAAGAAAGAGATTGGATGCATACCATCGATGAGATGAGGAAGTTTTCAATATTTAAAAGAATAGGAAGCAAGCCTTTTTAAGCTTAAGATTAGTTATTAGTGAATGCCCCCTATTAATTATGACAGCGTTACATTCGAGATTGGGGACTTGGTTAAGTACATAGGGTTTAATTATACACCAGATTATTATATGTTAGATAGTGAGTTAGAACCCGTCATGGGCATTGTAATAGACGTAGTGACGATTAAGGGAATGTATATCACGTGCCGCTGGGTATACCGGGTGTATTGGTTTAGAGCGGGGAGAATTACTGAGACCGCCGCCGCGCACATGCAATTATCCACGGTATAATACGCGCATAATATCTTTCAGCCGCGGGGGCGCATCGGGAATACTGGACTATTTATTGTGTATGCAATTGCTTTTAACTCCTGATAAGCTTCGTGCTCTTATTAATGAGGAACTTACTCGGTCCGATAAGTCCGAAATCCGCGATATCATTTCTACAGAACTTGATAAGCGTTTTCGTTCTGCTGACTTTAAGAAGATGCTGAGCGATGAGATCGAAAAGGTTCTCGGCACTAAGGAAACCAAGGAGGAGATCGGCGAGATCACCAAGAAGGTACTTAAGAAGCTTTATAAGGACATTTCATACCATCACCCCTACATTATCGATCGTATCAAGGTTTAAACTATCACCATGAATTCATTTTTCTATATCCCTTTAATGGGAACTACTCTGCTTGCACTTGTTAACATTAACAATCCCTCAATAAACTTTTCTGATGTTAAAGAACTCAACGAAGTTTGCGACGTTGACTATTCTAAGGTCTCGGCTATCGCAACTTGCAAAATTGATAAGCTCGACATGTCGTTCAAAGAAAAGGTTCGGTCTTGCACGCTAAAGATGCGAGTCATCGGCCACACTCCAATATTTAATTAATCTAGCATATATATAATATGTGGGCGCATGCGATTTTAAGATCGGCGATATCTTGTACGATACTCTTAGTAAAGATATCGGTATTCTGATTGGTCGATTCGATAACGGGGCTGTTATGCGGGAGCATGACTTTTATTTGTGGGTGTGGGAGATTTATTGGACGCAAGAGCTTCACCAATTCTATTCCGAGGATGGCTTAAAGAATATGGTGACGTCTGAGCGACTAATTCACTTTGGGAGCTTATAGTTGATTGTGTGTGCTAATTAACGATGTTACATTGTTTTTTAAAACAAAAAATTTAGGGGAAAAAAATGGACAGAAAAAATCGCGATTTAACGGGCCCGACCTCTGATGTGCCGCCGCCGGGTACCTTGGTGTCTGCAAAAGTATACGACACGTCCGGAGTTGAGACCGTTACAAAGGGATTTATCCTAAAGAATACCTCTAAGAGTCAAACATCACTTTTTTCATCTGTTTCAATATATCTTCTTGCCACCCACACAACTGAAACTATTTTTACAAATCAAATTGTAGAGGTTTTATCTTACCCCGCGTAATTACTATGTGGGACCTTTTCTCAAAAAAGCAAAAAAACTCTATGTTGGCATGTGCTACATTGCATGGTTTGCAAATATATTCGTTTTATTTGTGGGCGTCGTGCAGTCCAACAAAGAACTTCAAGTGTTGGCTTTTGTCAATATGATCTTGCTTAGTTTTATTTTATTAAAAGACACAAACGAAAATTCGACATAGTTAGTAATAGGTGGGACATAAATTGAAAACCTTAATACTAGCTATTATGTGTTCCCTCGGATGTGCGACCGATTATGGCATAGTAACAGGTGGCGGAACCGAATACATCTATATTACTGAAACCGAAACAGTCACCGTAACGGAAACAGTCACCGAAGAGATTGAAATACCTGTGTATATAGAGGTAGAAGTCCTGGTCGCTGACACCGGCATTGACGATCCGGGACTGATCTGGGTAGATTCATTTATACAACCCAACACAGTTGATGGAGTTGATATCTTGTGGGTTATCGATACCTCTGGTTCGATGCATCGTTTTGATGCGCAATTATTGCTAGGTATTGAAACCATGTTAGCTGCCCTTCCGCCTACAAGTTGGCGTTTAGCCATGATCCCCAATGATCCTGCGCGCGCCGCCCTTGAGAATCAATTTCCATTAGTCCCGGGCGATGATATATTAGATGCCGAATCAATGTACTCTGCTATGGGTAGAGGCGGCCGCGAGGAGGGATTCGATTCTGTCTATGAATACATTATAAATAATCCATATGCAGCCACGTGGATGCGCCCAGACGCGGGCCTTTTAGTGGTTTTTGTTTCCGATGAACAAGAGCAAAGCGATAGTCACTTCATAGATGTCCCAGATTTTATAGCCTGGTACCGAAGCCAACGCGGCGGTTCTGTTTTTGCTGCGAGCATTATAAACTTGGACGCCACAGAATCCGTGTGTTTAACTACCCCCAACCCAATTGATGTGGGTACGCGGTATATGGATGCCACCGCTGCTTTTAGTGGCAACATAATTGATATATGCGCAGACGACTGGACCGCCGGCGTAGCAGATGCCACAGCATCTATAGAACCCCATGAGTCCTGGACGTTAACCCATCCAGCAGAACCTGATTCAGTACGCGTATTTATAAACGGTGTCGTCCAAGACTCCAGTATGACCACGTGGACATACTCACCAACCGATAACACAGTTTATTTTTCAACTATTCCTGCGGGTTCTACATTAGTAGAAATAGGATATAGATATTATCCACCTGTTTCACCTACCGACACAGGTTCATAAGGAATAGAAATGAAATATTTAAAACTATTATTATTAATGTTGATGTCAACGACAATTTGGGCCGCGGGTTCTAGCAGGACCTATGTTCCTGATAAACCTAATGAAAATATAAGTTCTAGTATGTCTACTATAGAAACTAGAATTCGCCAAGCTGCCGTTAAAGTCACGGTTCCGTTCTCTGGTAGCCATGGCTCAGGCGCTTATATTAAATATAAGGACGCTCATCTGGTATTTACTGCACAGCACGTGTCAGATGGTCCATTGGGTGCCAACTATTTGGTAACATATAAACAGGAGTCTCATATTGGTACACTAATTTATTCAGATTCAACCAACGATATAGCAATTTTATATCTTATTACACCCTTTCGGAGAGTGGAGCCAATGAAATTTAATCCCCTCGAAAATGTGGCGGAGGTAGGAACAAATATAATTTATTCAGGGTACCCTTCAACTCATAAATTGATGTCATTCGC